CTATGACGGGAACGCCTCCCAGAAGATGGAGACAGGGACGGTCCAGCGGCCCTCATCGGGCATCCCGGAGGAAACGGCAGGTGTCTTGTTTAGTTCGATGCGGAAGCCCGGGCCAGGGATGATCTGCGCAGGCTTGAAGTGATGCTTGAGCTGGTCTGCCATAGCATCAGTCACCTGTCGCCCCTTCCCCTCTGGATAACGCAGCGTGATCTGCAAAATGCCTCTTTCCTCAGTCAGCGTGCCCTCTATGCCCAGATCCACCGGGCTATTCACCAGGTGATAGCAGGCTTGGTATGGGCCATCAGGCGGTTTGAATGGCACGTTCTCGAAGGCAGTCGGCAGCACGCCCGGCATGGCAAGCAGCTTGGACTCCAGCAGCGCTTTGATTTGTGAGAGGGTCATTTGACAGATTCCACTGCGCGCTTCACTGCTTGGGCGAAGTCTTGAACGGTTAAGCGAACAATCCCCGCGGGCGCTTGTTTAGAGTGCCCGTACTCCAATTTCTTGGCGTACGGCAAATTGTTCGTGAGAAAGATCGTCTGCCCAGGCTTGAAGCCTTCCAGTACGACCTTTGCACGGCCCAATGCATCACTAAGAGGCTCGCTGTCCACGGACTCGTTCATAGAACCCAGGCCGACCTGCCAATTGGACTTGAATCTCCCGCCTGTATAGTTCTGCCCTGCCTTGAGCTTGTAGGTCTCTTGGAGCTTCTTTTTACCCATGCGCGCGACCTTCTTTTCACCTTTTGCAAGATCGGCATTGATCGCACCAACCCAAAGGTTGTGCGTCTCACGCGCATACATGACGCTCTTGTTGGCCTTCCACAGGTCAGGATTGCCAACAGGAGACTTCTCAATCATGTTTGCCTGCAGCTCGATAGCGGTTCGGCGAGCAACTTCCTCGCACTTTTCACCGGCCTGTAGACAGACCTTCGCAAGATCATCAGCAAAGCTCATGTGGACCTCACTATGCAGTCATGCAGGACGATGACACCAGCAGGCTTCAGCGGCCTATTTCGGACCACCTGCACGACTTCTGAGGCCACAGCCAGCACATCACCCGCATCAGGTTCAAACGTGGCATCTGGAGCGATCAAGGCACGACGGTCTCCGATCTTGACCAGCTCACCGTCGATTTGCCTGTTGTCGAACTCCAGCAGCGCGACCGTACATGGTGATTGCAGCTCGACAGGATCGGTCGGGCCCGTTTCTGGGTCATATCCGCCAGGCGTAGATCGTGAGATCGCCCCTGCTTGGCCGAAGCGATCCAACAGCCGCTTGGCAGTCGCGGCTGGGCGGTTGTAGTCGAACTTGGCCATATCAGTGCCCTTGGTAGATCCCACAGTTGGCGCACATGTGGCCTTCAGGCGTCAGGTAGAACAACTGATTTCCACAGTCGCACTCCCGCACCATCTGACCATCGGTCGGCGCAAACTCAAACTTCCACCGCCCCTTATGCGCCTTGCAGGAGGGGCACTCCAGTTGAGTCGTGCCCGTCGGAGCTACAGCTGTCCACTCATGCCCGCAACCAAGACAAAAGGCTTGCCCTGCGCCGTGCTGAACGGCAGGTATGGGGCGGTTGAACGGAATGACAGCCATCTAAGCCCTCACAAACTTGACCTGGCCCACCCCACCAGTAGTCATGCCGCGCATCAAGGCATCGATCACGCCGAAGCGCTTCTGGCCGCCGTTTGCAGGCTGTGCGTACTTGGTAGTGATCGGCCCAACCGATTCTTCGGTGAGAGCCTGGGCGTCCACGTCAGAGAACAGCGAGCCATCGGCCGCCCGTAGCGCTGCCTCACATGTAGCGTGCTTCACGGTATCAGTAACGGGGTCCAGGAACTCAGGCCTGATGCTGTACATGGTCACGACATACTGCGTGCCGCGCCGCAAAGCAATCTCTTGCTTCGCTTCTTCGGCTGGCCAGTCGTAGCCCATGCGCTCCATGTAACCCTGCGCCTCAGCCAGTGACACCAGCGAGTCATAGCCATCTTGTGGAGCGACTCCCAGCATGGCTTACTCCTGCGCCTGGGCTGGCTTGCGGCCACGCTTGGCAGCGGAATGCTCGCCTTCGCCCTCGCTGGTATGTTCCTGCGCCTGGGCTGGCTTGAACTGCGCGTCGATGATTTTGAAGCCCTGGGCACGCAGCTCGGCCTTGCGTTCAGGCGACACGGGGTGCTTCTCGTATGCGATCTTTTCGGTCATAGGTTCTCCAAAGAGAAAGGGGCCGGAGCCCCCTTCAATTACTTGGCTGCATCGCCGATGGTGATCACGCCAGCGGTGTGCTTGTTGCTTGTGGCACTCTTGACCCAGTTAGCACCTGTGCCGATCTCAGCATCGCTTGGCGATTTGCCGCCGTTCACCTCATCCCAGGTGTAGCCCTTGAGGCCCAGACCGAAGGTGTAGTCCACCTGCATAGTGGTCTCGATGCGCTCCTTGCCGTTGCTGGTCTCGATGTTAGAGATCAGGTCGCCGCCATCGGAGACAGTCGCAGCACCTTCGGTGAGCGAGAGCACGTTCAGTTTGGCGGGTGCCGGAGATGCAGCAGCAACAGATAGCGCCGGAGCATCAGTCACCACCACCGCCTTGCCCAGGATGTCCACCACACGTACGTTCTGGGACTGGAACAGTTGCTGCGTGTTGGTCAGGTTGGCACCAATCAGCTTGTGATACGTGACGCCGTTCATGATCTGAGCGACCAGGTTGCCGCTGTGATCACCGAACTTGCCATGAGCCTCATTGATTGCAACATAGCTGATGCCAGCCGTCGCAGAGACATCGTTCCTCACTGCGGTGTTGTTGCTGATAGCGGCCACCAGAGCGGCGATGGCGGTATTGAGCTGGTCTGCCATCAGTGCCTCAGCGAAGTTGCGCGAGGCCACCTCGATGCCCTCCGCTGTTGGCTTGTTGAGCCAGGTCAGCTGCGAAGGCTCGAAGCGGATAGGACCGAAGCCACCAGCCACCTTCACCGAGCTGTGCTTGAGCTGGGTCAGATCAGTAGGCGTAGCGTTGCCGTTGGAAGCATAGCGGTCAACACGGCGTTGGGCGCTGTGGATAGCTGCGAAGAAGGATTCCTGCAGGAAGTCGCCATCGAAACCTTCAGTGGTCAGGCGAATAGAACCGGCGCTGGCCTGGTTGAATTGCTGGACCATCTGAGCGAGAGTTTCGATGGTGGCAGGCATGATGTATTGGTTGAACACCTGCATTTGGGAGAGAGACATAGTTAGCCTTTCGAGAGTTCAGGGAAACGGTTTGCAATAGCAGCTGCCCGCTCTGTGCGAGATCCGCCGAAATTGCCTTTTGCTTGGTTTTGCCCGCCAGCGTTGTTACTGCTACCTGCTCCGCCCCCAGATGCACCTGTGCCCTTGAGGATTTGCTCCTTGTATGGGTACTGGTCCACCAGGGTCTCAAGCGCTTCGTCAAACTCGGCGAGTTCTCCCGGTCGAGAGCGGCTGAAGATCTTGTTGCCGGCTTGGTCGTAGGCAACGATCTTTCCTTCCTCAACCTTGAAGGCTTGGCCAAACCGGGCTTGCACCAGGTCAGCGGGAATTGCGAAGCGCTCAGAGATGAGCTTGGAGCGGTTGAAACTGCCGCCGATCTTTTCTGCGTAGAGGTCGCCTGTGATCTTGTCCAGCGATTGCTTGGTGCGAGCCAATTCCTCGGCATGCGCCTTACTTGCAGCTGCAACCTGCTCCTGGGCAGCCTTCTGAGCAGCGGACTTGATCTCTTCGACCTTGCCTGCTGCCATCAGCTTGCCCTCATCAATGTTCTTGATGGTTTCCAGAGCTTTGCGCGCTGCTTCGCCGTCCTCGATCCCCTCGAACGCCTTGAGCTTGCCCTCCGCAGCCTCCTTGGCCTCGCGATGGGTTTTCGCCTCAGCGTTGAGTGAAGTGATCTTGCTCACTGCTGCCGGCGCATCAAACGCGACTTCCTTACCATCGTCATGCAGGTAAACAGGCTTTCCGTCTTGCACAACTACATGGCCTTGATCGTTCAGTTTCAGTTTCATTTTTGCTGTTTCCTTGGCTTTCCAGCCTCAGTGCGGTTGCCGATTCCTCGGCTGGACGCCCTACTCCACTTCCTTGTTTTGGGCATGAAAAAGCCGCCTTGGATTGCTCCTTGGCGGCTGGGTAAAAGAGAGCCAGCGGGTAAGGCTGGCTTCGGAGTTATTTGATTGCTTTCGGCTTCGTCGTTCTCGGCTTGCGCTTTTTCACTATGCGCGGCGCGTCAGGCAACATGAATGAGTGGACACCCTGCATATGACATTGATAGCAAATGCGGTCATGCCAAACTGTCCCGCGCTTGTAGTGGCCTTTTTCATCCAGCTTTGCGCCTACGGTGGTTGTCATCGCGGTTGTCCCGCCGCATTTCTTGCACTGAAGCACCCCATCGGGCAAAGGCAAATTTTTGATCACTTGCTGCAGCTTCTCTGCCGGCGTCAGCTGTCGGGGTGGAACGATGGATAGTTTGGTCACCGGCCAAGTCTACTCAAAGACCAGCCAATTCAAAAGCCCGCTTGTCCCGCTGCCGAAGCTCGTCCAAGGTCAGAAACACGCCCTTGTGAGAGTACATATCCGCCAGATCGAGTTTTCCGTCACGCATAAGTCGCGCTCTGGTTTGGCCTAACACCTCATCCTGGCGTGCAGCAGACTGCCTCTTGAGCCAGTCGCCATAGGTCGTGTCGGGTGGCACCTGGCCGTCCATGCTCGCCCTGCTCTTGTTGCGCAGCTCCAGGTCCGGCAGGTCAATCCCCAACTCCTTGTTGGACTTAACCACTGGGATGGAAGCTGACCGGCAGCGCCAGTGCAATCTGCCAGGCCCAGCGCCCCAGGGGATCTCATGCCCTATTGGCTTGTGCGTTTCCGGCGTGTAGAGCTTGCCGTCGCGTATCCGGCATTGAGGCGTTGTCCGCAGGTCCAGGGTCGCAGACCACTTCAAGCCCTTGAGCACATTTGAGTTCTTCGCATAGAAAGCATCGTGAGCGTTCCCGGCCACATGGCCAAGCGCGGTTCTCACGACAGCCTCGACATCGCGCCGCGACTTCTGCAATAGACCATCAGCGTAGCCCTTCGCCTTGGTCCCGCGCAGCTCGCGAATGATCTGGTCCGTCGTCTTGCCTTCAAGAAACCCCTGAGCAATGGACTGCCGAACCTGCTTAAATGACTGCGCGGCCAGATCCTTCCACACCTCCTTGAGCAACACGCCTTGGAATGGCCGGGACATGGCGGCCGAGTAGACGGCGGCCGTCGACACCGAAGCAATGTGCACCGATGCGGGCGTGAAACTAAGCAGCATCTGATTCAGATAGGCCGTCTCGTAGTCAACGAACACCTTCAATTCATTCAACAGCTTTTCGCCCATCTCAGCATTGCCCCCTGCGATCATCGATCGCACGCTAGCAAGCATCGAAGTCAAGCGCTCAGCCTTAAGGTTTGGCGCATCGACGCCGGCAAGTATCTCAGCAAGCTCAGCAGCCATCCGCGCATTCGAGCGATTCAGAATCGCCATGATCCGAGCAACGACGTTGTTAGAGTATCCATCCAACGCAATCGCATGCCGGATCATCTCGTCGCGAATCAGTTCATTCACCGTCGCCATTCATGTTCCCCAGGCTTGGCCCTTCAGCCTCGACCGCAGCGATTTCCGCCTCAGGATCCAAGTTTGGGGACACTACGCCAATGCGCTGAGCCTCCAATAGGGCCTGACGTTTCGTAATGAGTCCACCTTGCTGGAAGCTCAAGATGAGCTGAGCAGTAGCTTCAGATAGTGAGCCGGCCGCAAAGTCCTTGAACAGTGACACATGACCACCTTGTGGGAGGCCGAGCCATTCAGCGGTGAACTGCAAGGCTTGGTCTAATGAGTCCTCAAACGATTCGACAATGCGCTGAAGGTCGCTCTTGTTGGCCTCAGCATCATTTGCCGCTTCAGTCGCAGTGCGCTGACCAGGCTTAGCAGTTAGGAGTTCAGCCCCAGTTTGGACCATCTGCGATTCAAGCGAGTCGAGCTCTGAGCGCCCCACAGTCACCGATTCGGCAGAGCCCTGAATCACTTCGGCCTTGGCATCCTTATCTGCAAATCTGAGTGCATAGGCAGAGCCCGCAGTTGGCTCGGATAGCTCGCCATCTGTGACGCCCGAAAAGACCAGCAGGCGCTTGCGGGCGAACCGGGCAGAGTCATCCTGGTCAGATTGTTGTTGCCAGTGCTTCACGTTTAGGTGGGCCAGGTCTAGTAGCGGCGGAGTGCCCCACATGAAGCCTTTGCGGATGCCGTAGATCGGCACGAAAGGGATGCGCCTGATGGTCGTTGTGCCCTGTTCTAGCAGCGCCCAACCACCCGTGTCTTCCTGCCAGATCTCCCAGCGCCCTGGCGTCAACACTCGGACACGGTTTACGACCTTCACTTCATAGGGGCCGTCATCAACTTCAGCGGTTTCGAGAATTCGAAGCTGAAGTAGTCCAGGCTTCCCGTCCACCACACCGGTTTTCCAGCCCAGAAGCTGGTGATGCTTCACGTGCACCCAATACGGCCGAGCGCCGAGTGCCTTTTCATCTGCTTGTGTGCGTGCTTGACCCTCTGTACGGGTGTAGTCAACGAGAATGCCGCCAAATCCAAATGCCACCGCTTCACTCATCAAGTCAGAGCTGAATGCATGCAGGCTACGGCCCTCGCCATCAATGTCCTGAGACAAGTCTTTGATGCGCTGAGGAACATCCTCGCCAAGAGTCAATTCCTTCGCAAACGGCTTGCCAGTCATCACGCCTACTGTGCGCCCCAGCGCAGGAAACAATGTGGACGTTTTCAGCCGGTACTCATAGTCTTCGTCATCTTCACGGGGCTGCTGCGGCAGCAGGGTCTTGCCTGCCTTCCGCATAGCCTGAGTGCCCCCCATAAGAGGATCAATCACCGCCCATGCTTCAGCCATCCGCTTGACCGTGTCGTTTTGTTGGTTGATAGCTGTCATTTTTTCCTTACCAGCGGAATGCCTCTACCTTGGCGGTGCGCTTCACAATCGGCCACTTGTTGGCTATCACATACCCAGCAGCGTCGATAACGTGGTCCACGCCGCTTGATTTGTCTGGAACACCGTTCTTGTCGTAGGCCTGCTGCTCCAGCGCATCGGTAAGCTTCGGGCATCTGTCTGTGTTGACCAGGTAGCGCCGCTCACCCTCTCCATTCAGGATCAGGGCATTCACGGCATTCACACGGTCTGCGACAGCGGGGTTGGTTGAGTTCACCCGCACTGTCAGGTCATGCGCCTTCAGGATGCTCAGGTCTGACTCGGTCGCGTTCTTGCTACTGGCGTTCTGCCCGGAAGCATCAGGAAACACCTGCACTGCGTGACCCTTGGCCTTGTACCGCTCGTTGAAGAGCTTCGCCATGTATGGTGTATCGCGACCATCCGTTATCTCATCCACCGCTACCGGCCAGCCATCCCGCAACACATAGACCACCGCCGCCATCGCCAAGCGGTTGAAGTCCATCCCGATCAAAACAGGCTCACCGGCTTGCAGCGATGCATCGGAGTGGTTGAGCCGGCGGTCAAAGTCTGGGTAGACACTGCCTGCCGTCAAATTGGTGAACTGACCGCGCAGATATGCATCGATCAGCTGTTTGGGGTAGCTCTCATACAGCGACTGGATGTAGTCGTCTGGCAGGTTGGCTGCGTTGTCAAACGTGCTGGCCTGGACCATCCCATACAGCTTGCCCAGCGCAGCGCGTTCTTGTGGCTGCTTGTGGAACCGCTGATATACGAACTTGAAGCCCTCAGGCGTCGTCGTCACATCGATCCCGTTTTTCAGCCCGTCCACCTTATAGCGCATCCGGGCAATGATCTTGTTCCAGGCCTGCTCAGCCTTGACCGCCTGCATCACGTCCAGCTCGTCAACCAGCGCGTGGCCTATTTTGAAGCCCACGATGTTGGAAGGCTTCTCCATCGACCGGCAGATGATCGTCGTTCTGTACTGCGAGCCGCTGAACAGGTGTACTTCCTTGTTCGCCTCTTTGATGTCAGCCTTCAGTCCCCAGTCAAACGCAACTTCGTCAATCGTGGGGAAGAAGATGTCCCGGATCTGCGGATAGGTCGGCGCGAAATAGCCCTGATTGACCTTAGGCCACTCCCAAGCGTTCCTGCAGGTTGATGCACAGCCCGCCCAGGTCTTACCTGAGCCGAACCCGGCGACGTATGCGCGGTATTTATGAGGCAGCTCCAGGAACCGAGCCTGCGGAATGTTCAGGCTCGGCATGCTTTCTTGCGTCCTTTACTGTCACTTCGATCTTTACTGGAACGGGTTGGGCGTTCTCACCCTCTCCGCCTTCGTCTGGCTTGTCGCCGTATACCTTGGGCCGGAGCTTCCCAGCCATCCATTTGCGTGCGTCAATCCGAAGCCGGTTGCGCTGCACCGCGACGTTGTCAAACACAACCTCTGTGTTGCCTTCGCCGTCATCGTCTCGACTGCCATGCTTATCGGCTCGAACCATCGTGCAATCCTCATCTGCGATGTCGAGGATTTCATCGAATAGCGCGTCGGCCTGGGCCTCTCGCGCACGCACGTATTGGTCTCGGAACTTCTCGTGACTTCGCAGCCACCGGAACACTGTCGCCTTACCTGGCATCGTGTCGCTGAGACAGATGCTTCTAAGGCTTTCACCATCTGCAAGCCGTTCACATATTTGGTCAGCTAGGACAAGGGTGAATTTTGTTGGCCTCGCCATTCGCCCCTCCTTATAAGGCTCCCGCAAGCTTTTCGCCATTTACGCCAAGCTACGAAACTAGCCCTACCTGATACTTGGCTAAGCCGGTGATTCCACTTTGAGCGTCTCCACTGAAACCCTTAGGTCACCTTCGTTCATATAAACGCCGGCAGCCTGGTTGAAGCGGTAATCACTCTCCCAAGCGGCCTTAACAGACATCTCAAAGCCCGTCGCCCGATTGAACTCCAGCATTGCAGCTCGGATAGCTTGAGCTGCCTTCGCGGCCTCGGCTTGAACCTGATCTTTTAGCATTGAGTTCTCCCAAGATCAGACGAAGCTCTTGGCCACCCAGCCGAACAGCAGGAACAGCCCACACACAAATGGCGGCAGAACAAACAGCTTGGCCATAACAACTCCAGCACTGTCGTTGCCTTTGCTCTCGGCACCCCGGAGCCCATGGGCAGCGCGCACAACCAGGGCAATACCGTAAGCCTGAGCAGCTGAAATTGCAGTGAGGCCGAAGGTGGGTACTACGAACCAGCCCCAAAGGACAGAGAGCGTGAAGCCAGCCCATGCGGCGCCCCAGGCTAGGCCAAGAACGAGGGCGGCAATGCCGCCTAGAAGCGCAGAAGCCGCGACACCAACGGTTAGAGTTTTGTCTGTCATGTGATTCCTAGCACTGGCAGCCCGACCCATGCCGAGCTGCGCCTCCAATAAAAAAACCGCCACGAGGGCGGTGCACCACGAAAGGACAGTGGTAATTCAGTTTAGAAGCAGCCCTGGCTGAATCTCAGCTTCCAGCCTGCGGATCTCGCCTTGCAGCACTGGCTTGGACTTCTTGCGGTCAAGCATCAGGTGTGATCCGAACGACGCTCGCACAGCGGAGTCCACTTCGTTTGCGATGGCCGCTTGAAGTTGCTTCCATAATCCCTGCGTACGCTGGTTCAATGCATCGCGCATTCGGAAGAATTCTGCGATGAGATCTGTCTTGAATGAAACCACCGAAGCGGTGTTCCGCATCAGGGAGATCAGTAAAGCGGCCTGCTGCTCATTGAGCAGAGCGATTTCACGGGACTGGATGCCGCCATTTGTCTTAAAGGGTTGGATTTCAAATCTGACCCTCCCGAACCGCTCCAATGACTTCTGGTGCTTGCGGAGCAGCTTAATCGTACTGGCGTGCTGCGCCTTCATGCCTTTGGCGATGACCTCCGTCGAAGCCAGAGGCTCGCCATCCACGACGACAACGAGATGATTAAAACGTTGCATGCTTGTCCTTTCATGATGCACAAATGAAAAAACCGCCTCGATGGGCGGTTTGCTTGTTGGCTACTGAGTAGCTCTGTTGTTGTCGGGTCGCAGGGGCTAGGCTCCAAGTGTGTAGGTCGCGTGTGCGGAGAGCCTGCCCTGCGGTAACTGAAACCTCTTGGCTTACTATGGGAGTTCTCACACAACCATCACCAAGAGGGTGTTTATGAAATTTGAATCACTTGAAGAGGTGGCGAAGTTCTGTGCGCACATAGAGCGCGAGAAAGACATGTTGCTGTGCTTGGCCCAGGTCCATGAGCTACTAATTGCAGCTCTAGTTTCATCTCACCCAGATCACGGCCAGTTTCAGTTGATGACCACTTCCCTCTTAGAGCGGTCCATGAACACCACATTCAAGGATCTCCCAGAGGATCAGAAGCAACTAATTCGCAACAGGGTTGAGAACATGCAGCTGATTCCCAAAACGAACTTACCCAACCCAGTCGCCCACTTATCAGGGACTAGTCAAAGGCCACCAGAATAGTTTGGCGGGCTCTTTGCGAACTCTTCGGCGCTGGGTCGGTAGCCTGCTACGACCATGCAAGCCTTGTTGCTTGCGGCCGGGATGATCCGCTCGCCTACATGGACGGCTGGGTGCATCTTTTGCATCTTGAGCAACTGATCGCGCAGCCCGCCGATGGTGCAGACCTCATCTGCTACGGGTGTGCCGGCATTGATTGGGCCGTCACCCCGAACCATGCCGCAAAGGCTCTTTAGCACCTGTTCCACTTCGGGGAACATGTACAACCAGTGTCGGTATTCCTGAATGTGCACGCGGAATCTCCACGCTTCATCAGAATCTCGCTTCAGCTCAGGGCACAGCCACAGGGCTATCTTTCGTCTTAGGCTCATGGCTTGCTCCAAAAGAAAAGCCAGCACTTGGCTGGCCTTGGTATTCGTACCCCATCAGACAACCCTCATGGGCTGGGGTTGCTGTTCGCTTCTTCAAGCACTGGGAAGCTCTCAGTAGGAGATGCCGCACCTTCATACCGCTCGGGTGCGGGCCGCGCTTGCTGCAGCTGACATGAAAAAGCCCCGCACTTGGCGAGGCTGGGTGTTGACCATCTTCTAGGCGGGCTGGTAGCGAACTCCAGCTTTTGGTGGCGGTCCTCGCTCTAATCCAAAGATCGCAAGTCACGCGCATCGCTATTGCGCATTCCGCCTAGAAGATGATCCTCATAAAAGAATGATGGCGCCGGTGACTCTACCCGGCTGGGCTCATGGGCGTTGATGTCTTGCGACATGCCTGCTTTGCCAATCCGCTTTTGATCGCGTCGATGGTTATCCATCGCCTGGCCCGGCTTTGCATTCCTGCGCCTCGTCACGGCGCTTCGCCATCGCAACTGCTGACTCGCTGAGAAATTTTCGACCTTGCGGCTTCGGCCTTCTCTATTACCTGGCGGAACGGCCATGCGCCCGACGGAATCAGCATGTGTGATGGCCCTAGAAGCGGGAACGCTCCGCCATCTAAGGCCTGCCATGGAATCCATGGGATGGATTATCTGAATCATGGGAGGCCTAAGCACAGCCCAAACTGATTCATCATCAAACTAACGCAGTCCGAACGTTACCATACTTCTCGCTGCGTTACAAGATTTATTTGAGCAGGCTGAACATTCTTCCGCCGTGGGCTGCGCGGCAGGTGCGAACGTGGTCGATCAGCATCTGGGCTGCTCGGCTGGCCGGCTCCTTGCGGTACTTCTCGCCCTTGCACTTGGGGCAGGTGTGTTCCTTGTCGCCCTTGGCCACCACTCCGGTTGCATGGCAGACCTTGCAGCGCGGATCAACCAACCACTCGATGGCGGCCACGATTGCGTCCGTACCACCTTCCAGCTTCTTCTCTTGCATGTACTGCAGGAGCGCCGCGTAGAACCTAGTCATGTCCTCCTTGGTGGGCTTGGAGATCAGGCGCAGGTAATGGGCTGCCATGTTGCGCGGGCTCATGCCGCTGGCCTTGATGACATCGACCTGGCCAATCTTGTGGGGCTCGTCTGCCAGGCAAGAGGCCAGGGATGCGGATAGGTAGCGTTCTTCAATCATCAGGCTCTCTCTTTCTTTGCGCTTCTGACCAGAGTGAACTGGAGTTCTTGCCGCACCAACTCCGTTTTTTGCTTATGTGGTGCAACGTCAATTAGTTGGTAGCCAACTGCTTGGGGGTAGTACTCGGGGGTCCAGCTGCACCCCTCTGCATCCCATTCCCCGCTGCGCAAAAGAGCAGCAAATCGCTCTATTTCTCGGGCCATCTGTTCGTTTGCGGTTGTCATGGTCTACCTTTCAGTTCTTTCGTCTTTGCTCTGTATTCGTCTCGGATGGCGTCTACTTCTTCTGCGGTCAAGTGGCGGGAGTCGTTGTCCGACTCAAGCGCCTCCACATACTCCACGCCATATCGCTCAATCAGTCCGGCCCTGTACGCAATCGCGTTGCCATGCAGGTGGTTGTTACAGGGTTGGCATTGCTTATGGATGTTTCGGGGGTCAAGGGCTAAGTTGCTTGCAGCACCCCGGCTGCGGTAGTGCCCCGCATGCCATTGGCCTTGATGAAAGCGCCCACAGGAGATGCAAGGAAGGTCCGCGTCACGCAGGCGCACATATGCGTTTACTTGCACCTGAGCGCGGGCCTTTCTCTGCGAGAGAGTCAGTGACTTCTCCTTCCTCCGCTTAATCTCAGTACGCTCAACCTTGGCAGCGGCCAGGGCCTCCTTAGCCTTCTTTCGTTCAATGCGCGCAGCTTCTTCGACGGCAAATTCGTCTATGCAGCCTGGGTGCAGCAGGCGCTGCCCGGGCTCCAGCTTATGTTTGCAGTGCTTGCAGCGGGTACGACGGAAGGTCATGCCATCACCCCAAACATGAATGCCACAAACAGAAACCAGCCCCAGCCTGGTAGCCCCAGTGCAGCCAGAACAAAGCCACAGATCATGGTGAAGAATGCAACATCCTTCATGCCTCGCCCTCCACCGCCTTGAACCGAACGCCCCGCTCTGCCCCGAATGCCTCCATCAGGGTCTGCAGCTCGGCCATCTCGGCCTTGGTCATCTTTGAGGTGGACTGGCCGCAGACAACGAAGCCGCCATCCAGGCCCGGCACAACCTTGGTGCGCTTGAGCGCGGCGCTGAAAACATCCTTCCACTCCTCTGCGGTCAGGCTATGGCCATGCCAGTCCACCTGGGCCGAGATGTCGGAGAGCATCGCCCACAGCCGGCGATTCTGCGCATCGCTGCGCTTCTCGGGCCGAATCTCCAGGGTGAGACGGTGGCCGGACAGAATCCACGGCTTGACGAAGCCCCACGCATGCATGAGGGCCTTATGCGCTTGGATGGGTTCCCACAGGGAGAGGCTGATGCGCTCAGTCACGGCCAGCTCCCATGTCGATAACGGGCAGGTCCAGCAGGCCGTTTGTAGGCTCGCCCTTGGCCTCTGCCAGGAACTGGCGGTAGTGCGCCGCCTTATCTGCGTCGTCCGACGCGCCCTCCTTCTTGCCGGCGCGCATCGAGTACTTGATGATGTTGCCCTTGAGGAATCCGATGTACTCCTCTTTGGTCAGCACCTCACGCATTACTTCAATGGGCTGAATTGGCATGCTCTTGTAGTGGTCGCCGCCGATTTGGGTGTCTAGTGCGCTCATGCGATCTCCTTCACTGGTACTGGCGCCCATTGCAGGGTTTCGTCTTCGCCTTCGTTGTCTCGGATGGGCACAATGTGGTCATCCGGCATGCCCCAAATCCTTCCACGGAATTCGACAACCCATACATGGCCAGCCTTCTGAACTGAACCATCACCCAGAGTCACATACGGCCATGGGGAGGATTCAACGACCCTCACCACCGCCCCCAAGGGAATGGTGCTCTTTGGAAAAACTTTGATTCGGATAGCCAAATCTCCAGGTTTGCAGTTCATCCCCTCACCCCTTCTTGTTGAGCCAGACATCCCTGGCCTTGATCACATTTACCGGTGCAGCCTGGTGGCTGTTGCATGTTTGGTGTGGTGGCAGGAACCGCCACGATGGGCCAAACTCGCATGGCGCCATGTGGTGCTTTGCCATCGGTGTTGTTTGGCCGGACGAGTCCTTTAGCTGCCAGTGTTTGCAGGTTGCACATGTCATTCCTCCTCCATCAACTTGCGGCACAGAGCAGCAACGACTTGCTTCAAGCGATCCTTAGGAACATCAAGAAAATCCTTCTGCAAGTCCTCCCAAAGCTTCGTGGCACGTCGATAGCCCCCGTCTCGCATCATCCGGAACGCGTGCATCGTGATCTCGAGTTCCAACAATTCACGATCGCTCATCCCCACACCTTCGCAAACTTGCTGATGAAAGCCTCACTCAGGCTGACCTGCACACCCTGGCGCCCTTTGTCCTGGTAGCTGCAGTTCCAATCTGGGCATCCCTCTGCCTTGCTGTTGATCTTCACTATTGCCCCGCTTGGGAGCGTGTAGAACTGGTTCTTTTGGATCATTTCTGCTCCTTATTGCGGTTGCGATAGCTGTCCCATGTGAACGGAATTACTGCCCCGCCGTCCTCACGAAGGCGGTCCATCACGCGCTCTCCGAGATATACAGCCACCTCTTGCTTGTTCAGGTTGGACAGAAAGATGGTTGGACGGCGCTTCTCGTAGCGGTCGTTCAACACATCAAACAGCATGTTTTTCTCGAAGTCGGAGCCGTACTGAACACCCACCTCATCGAGGATCAGCAGATCGGGAGCCACCAGCGCCTCAATGGCCTGTGATTCGCTCTGCACGCTGCCCTTGGCCCAGGTGTCCTTAATTGACCGGATAGCGCGCATCACCGTTATGAACAAGACATCGGACTTTTGAACCTGCATTGCTTTGCGGCCAATACCGATTGCAAGATGGGTCTTGCCGGTTCCAGGCTTGCCGATGAAAACTGCGCTACGGCCGGACTTCAACGTTTTCTCGATGTCGGCGGTGTAGTCCAACGCAAAGTCCAATGCCTTGCGCTGGCCCTCGTTTTCCACCTCGAAGTTCTCCAAGGTGCGGTCATGAAAGCGCTCAGGGATGCCAGCGCGGCCTAGGCGGGCGATGTGGTTGCTATGGGCAATCCGTGCATACATCGCTTCGCGTTCGCGCTTCTCTGCTTCTTCGCTCTCAGTGCGGCACGTTGGGCACATGGCAAAGCGGCCTGGGATCAGCTGCTTGGCCTGGTACTCGCCGTGCTTGTCGCAGTTGCGTGTGGCAAACACCGGCTCGCCAGCTTGCGGGTTACGGGCGGCAAAGTCGTCGGCGCGACGGATCAGAGATTCGATGGTTTGCATCACAGTGCCTCCACGCCAGAACCGTAGTCCTTGGCATCAAAGTTATCGGTCTTGCCCGTGGCTTTGGCATCGACGGCCGGGGGCGGCAGAGCTGCTGCGAGCCACTCCAGGGGCTGCAGGGGCTTGGCCTTCGCACAGTCACGGAGCTTGTCAATCAAGGCCACGTCACCATGCATTTTTCGCAGTCCACCAAGGAAGGAGCGCGCCTGCTTCTCGGCAGTGCCACCGCTTACCAGCATCGAGAGTCCGTAGCCAAAAATGATCTCGGCGGGATCGGTGATCTTTGGCGGCTTGCCGCCCGTAGCTTCAGCTACGGAATTAAAAGAAGATGAAGAAGAAGATGAAGGGGGGGGTTCTTTTCTGTCTTCTTGGGGGGTTTCTAGGGGGGTTATTTCTCCAGCAGTTGCTTTGACTGGACGCCCCCCTTTAACCCCGTGAGATGCCCCCTTCTTCCCATGCTCTGCCCCCTTCACTCCATTGGCAGCACGGATGTTTCGGAGTTCTTCGTCACGCACCATGCGACGGCTGAAAATGATTCCGTCCTCAGTGCGGGAGAGCACGCCTGCATCCTCGATTTCGCGCAGCAACTTGGTGACAAGTGCAGGCGTCTCGCCAACGATGCGGGCCAGCTGCGCTGGCGTCATGGCCTTGCCGTTGATGGACAGGTAGCCATAACGCTCAGACTCGTGCGCAATGCACAGCAGCTCCATCCACAGGCCACGGGCAGCCAAAGAACAAGCCGCGAGGGCTGGATCTTTGCGCCAGTCTGCTGGGTAGAACTGGAATGATGGTCGTTTGACTATTGCCACTTTTGGGCTTGCCTCTAAAGGTGGGAATTGATAGACTTGCGCTAGTGCCATTTGAGTTGCTCACTTACTTGGTTAATAAAACCCGCATCGGCTGCAACCGTGCGGGTTTTCTCTTTGGGGCTCATACAGCCTCCCAAACTCGGTATCCATTGCGCAGCAGGTCTTCGCCTTCAAACTGCACAACTTGAACCTGGCCGCGTGCCTGCAGCTCAGGCAGACGGCGGCAGACCTGCTCTACCGACATGCCAGTGGCCTGGGCCATCTCGCCGGCCGTCAGGGTCTTCTCATCGTCCAGCGCGGCCAAGATGCGGCCGTAGTGCTTGCCAGCAAACAGGGCTGCGCCCTCGCCTGCGATGACGCTGGTAATTGGGTCGCTTGCTCGAGCGTTGTTCATCGCAGGGCTCCTTTCAGAATTCGTTGGGTCTTGAGGGTTGATGCCTGGGCCTGTGCCCCGCTTTCGATGTAGTAGCCGTGGTAGCGAGGGTTTCGGTCTACTGTCTTGAGGATTCGCGGCTTGGTCCACTTAGCCGCGAGGGATTCGTTACGCTTGGTGAAGGCATTCATACCGAATCCGTTACGCAAAAGTGTTTGGGAGGGTGCGCCGCTTTGGGAAGGGCACAACGGGAGCGGCAGACAGCTTTGGGATCAGGTATCTGCGCTGGATCTCTGCTGAGATCAGTTCGGTTACTAGCTCGTCAACAGTGACGCCCTGTTCAACTGCTTCGGCTTCTAGTGCGGAGAGGTCATTGCCTGCAAATGTGGTGTCATGGGTTGGTTGCACTGGGGAGTTCCTGAACGGTTACGCATAAGCGTGTCGCTTTTCCTCAGCACCAGTTGCAGACTTGGAGCCATGCAAATGCTTCAAAGCCTCCATGGCCAATTCACGGATGAAGACGGACGGCTGTACGCCGTGCAGCTCAGCCATCGCTTCCACAACACGCATCTCGGTGCTGTTCAGCGACAGGTTCACGCGCTTGGAACGAATATGGACAGGGTCTGCATACATGGTGTGTTCTTCCTCTCTCTACAAAAACACGGGGTTGGAAATCAGTTAGGCAGCAAGAGCGATAGCCGCCCTGCGCATGGAATGGATCGATTCGTCGGGCAATGCCAGATACAAGCAGCGGTGGACGAAGTTCACGAAGACGCGCATATCACCCTCGACAGCCTTGCCGCTCATCAGGTCTGCGCCATAGAGGCGGTCGAATTCAGTGATGAGCTCGGGGGTATCCAGGGCCACTGCGATGCAGGCATCAAATGCAGGGTCTGCGTATGCCATCGGCAATGGGAGGCGTGATGCAGTCATGCAGCCTCCTTTTTGTTCTTGAGCTCTGGCCAGATCTGTTGCCAGTCAACAGGTTTGAGGTCAATGCGAGAAACCGCGCCACCAGTGGCGGCCTCGATTGCGACACAGCGCTCAACTGGCACTGGACGATCACCGGCGGCCCAGCGGGACAGATCTGGGGCATGCGCGCCGATCTTCCGAGCCAGCGCAGTCAGCCCGCCCCGTCCTTGTTCCTTGATGTAGTCTGATAGCGTCATGCGAACCAGTTTAGCGTAACGCAAAACAAATAGCAATAGCGTTACGCGCATAGACGCTTTTAGCGTTCTGCTATGAAATGAAAAAATGCGTGATATTGACCAAATCCGGCGAGACAACCTGAAGACTCTTGAGGAAGAGTCCAATGGAGCGTCCGCCGCAGCCAAGTTACTTGAGATGTCCCCTGCTCAGTTCACCAACCTCCGGGTAGGCGCAAAGGACTCTAAGACCGGGAAGCCCCGTGGAATGCGGAAGGAGACCGCCCGACGTATCGAGGCGGCTTTTGGCAAGCCGATGGGGTGGCTAGATCAAGATCATTCGGACGGTGCTGAGCTGCAAATTGTTGCTCCTGCACCGCATGAAGATCCAGATGGGAGCGGAGACCTTGTGATCACCGAGTTCGATGCCGGTGGTGGGATGGGAACCAAGGGGCGCCTCCTCTTAGAGGATCAGCCTGGCGTGATCCGCAGTTGGAACGTAAGCGCTGATTGGCTCCACTTAAACGTACCTTCGTACAGCTCTTTAAAGAATCTGTGCATCGTCACGGGCTTTGGGCCAAGCATGAGGCCAATGTTCAACCCGGGAGACCCCCTCCTGGTAGATCGAGGGGTGCGCACCGTCAACCACGAGGGAATTTACTTTTTCCGGGTTGGCGATGAAGGCTTCATCAAAATTGTTCAGCGAGTTCCGGAGTTCGATGGCCCAGGCTTCGTCTATCGAATAATTTCTAAAAATCCGGACTACCCGCCCTATGACATTTCCGCTAAAAATCAGCACTTCCAAGTGATTGGAAAGGTACTGACCGTGTGGCGAAGTGAGCAGTTCTAAAAATCAGAGGAGACCCATGAAGAAGCTTTTGATATGCGCGTCTTTTGCCTTGTTGATAGTAGGGTGCGGCAAATCCGACGACCCATCTGCAGCGGCTGTGTCCTCTCAAATGGGTTACGAGCTTGGGGCAGCCAACGGGGCAAAATGCAACGCAGAAGCACTGATCATTGCGAAGATCATGATCAACGGCGGGCCGAACGCGACGCCTACCTATCCTGATATGGATTACTCAAGCCCTGTGGTTAGGGACATGCTCGAGAAAGCTAGAAGTCTTCCCGTATCGCCTGCTAATGCAGCCAAGCAACACTTCGATATCTGCATGGAAACTTCCCTTCAGGCCTTCACGAAAGCGAACAAGTCCGGAAAATGACTGACGCCTGTTGAGCACGTAAGGATCTGTAAGACAACATCTTATAAAATGTTGTTTTTTGTTACGAGTGCAACATGAAAACTATTTTGTCTGGGATGGCTTGTGCAGGGCTGGTCCTTACGGGCTGCTCCACTGCATCGAAGGATATTGCGGCGTCTTATGTCTCGCCAATGCAGTACAACACATACGATTGCGATCAGATCACTGCTGAGAACGCACGCCTATCAGGCAAGGTCACACAGCTTAGCGGCAGACTTGACGAGGCCGCCTCGAATGACAAAGCGATCACTGGTGTGGGAATTGTTTTGTTCTGGCCGGCCCTCTTCGCGCTGGGCGGTACGAAGCAGCAAGAGGCAGAGTATGCAAAGCTAAAGGGTGAACATGATGCGTTGCAGCAGGCTGCCATTCTTAAGAAATGCAACATGGGTACACCCACACTTCAAGCTAAGCAGCCCAGCGAGACGGAAAACAAAATTGCTGTAGCGGACCAGGTTGCATCCGCACCTCAAGTCCCGGATGCTGAAGTAGCCAAACAAGACTGACACCCTCACCCCACCGCTATGCCGCCAGCGCTAGGGCGCGCGCTCGGTCGGCTGTTCGCTAAAAAATAACTGGAGAAAATATGAAGAAAATAATTATTTGCGCAACGATGCTTTCTGCGCTTTCGGGCGCAGCAATGGCTGATCTTGGGACCGCCGCCAAGGTAGGCAAGTTCGGGAAGTGGACAGTTCTGCGGGATGTGGACAAGATGACAGATAAGACTTCGTGCACAGGAGTGCAAGGCGAGAAGTACGAAATTCAATTAACGGATAAAGCATTGTATGCACGCGTTTCAGGCGGAATTGAATCTGTCACAGTCCGTTTTGATCAGAACCCAGCAAGACCATTTCGCTTAGCAACCGAGATGGAAAAGAAGATCAGGGCAGTCATTATTGATGACTACGACTATAGAGAAGCATTGCGCTCCAAAAAGATATTGATTCAAGTGTCAACCCTGGTATCTGGAACGAAGACTATTGAAATAGACTCCGCCGGCATCGACCAAGCATCCCAACTCATCTCCGGCGGTTGCCAGACAGCAGACACCCCTCCAGAGGAGGCAGCTGCCCTGTCCGCTCCATCTGATGCGCTATGTACTAATGACTTGAAGGAGCGCATGCGCGGAGCGGGAATCAAATCTGCACAAATTGCCAAAGTCTGCAACTGATAGCTACTCAGCACAGCCTCCAACTCAGAGAGCTAGCCCTCCCTCGCTGCGATGCCGGCTAGAAGCCGCGCCAGACCCCCCAGCAGCCCGCAGACGCGGGCTTTTTTGCGCCCAGGGAGCGCGCGTACGTATTTTCCCTATCACTCATTTCAGGGATTGACGAACTGATACAAATTGTTAAAAATCCCCGGTTGTCAAAATTTGTTTCACTAGGGAGAAGACGATGTCTAAAAAACCGTACATCGTGACGATGCAAAAGCTGAATAATTGGTATCGCGCCAACACGCAATTCATCGTCGCTGGCCTTATGGCGGTATCGCTATCCGTTCCAGTATCAGCCGCGCCTTTTGCTACAACATATACCGGACAAATCACCAGAAGCGACTTTCCTGAAATTATCGCCGACCAGAGCTACACCGTAACTTTTGTTTTCGATAACGGCGCAAGCAGTTCAGCATCGCAAACTTGGAACAACAATAATCTGACCTGCACAATCTGGCGGTTCAATGATGCGCGTAACGTAGTATTTACGCAAAACCTGCTAGATTCGCCTCCTTCAACCGCTGATGGCAGTGTGAACACCGATGCGACAGGAGCGCTCACGAGCATGTTCGGACGGGTACTTGGAAGCGAGGTTGATGGTGGAAAATTCACCACCATAGGGCTAAGCCTTTCAGGCGTGAAATGGTTTGCTAATTCTCTAAATCGTGTTCTATATAATTTTGACCAAAGCCTTGGTGTCGGCGATGTGACCGGTGGCGTTCAAATGGCTCCAAATTACTGGAGCTCACCCGAACCTTTCGAAGGTGCTTGCGACGGCTCTGTGATGATCACCAGCACTGCTCTGCCCACAGCAGTAGTGAACCAGCCTTACACCACAACACTGGAGGCCAGCGGCGGAGAGATGCCCTTAGAGTGGTCGGCCTCTGGCCTGCCGGACGGACTAAGCATCGATTCTGCTAGCGGAGTGATCAGCGGAACGCCAACTTCACCGGGAACCACAACCGTCACGGTCGTTGTAACCGATGACGCATCTCGTCAGCACACAACTACCCTGAATCTCGTTGTGGATCCGCTCGACCTCACTTTTGTTGGAGCGGGTCCAAACATCACGCTCGCTGGCGGCGTCGTTGCAGCTGCATATTCTCAACCCCTGCAGGTAACAGGCGGCCTGCCTCCATACACCTTCTCCGTGACGGGCGAGCTGCCACCTGGCCTGGCTCTGGATTCGGCTACCGGTGTAGTCTCTGGAACGCCTACGACACCTGGAACGTACAGCTTCTCGGTCGGCGTGTCGGACAGCACCGTGGGAGGCGGCGTCGCGTTGAAGGCAGTCCACGTCGCTGAGCAAACCTTTACCATCGTGATCACTGCAGCACCTGTGGTTCAAGCCACCCCAACCCCAGTCCCCGCCCTCGGCGGTGTTGGCCTGCTGCTCCTGTCTGGGATAGTTGCCGGGACCATGGGCTTCATGCGCCGGCGCAAATCGAGCTGATCACGAGCCCTCTTCGGAGGGCTTTTTCATAGCTTTAAGTACCCGCCTTCGCCCATGCTTTTGCAGCGTACCCTAAGGCCAGAAACAGTCCACAGGCACACGGCGCAGCCAACATCAGTTTATGGAATGCGTCGGCAAAATTGTCACTGCCTTTGATCTCGCCATCACGCAGACCCAATCCGGCGCGCAAGATCAGAGCGATACCATAGCCGTCGGCAATAGACAGGTGAGGGAGCTGGAAATTAGGGACTACGAACCATGTCCACAGAACTGATAGCGTGAGTCCCGTCCATGCCGCAGACCAAGCCAACCCTATGACAGTCGCGGCAATGCGACCCATGAATGCGTAGCTAGATGAAGAAGATGTGATCGCCCGATGTTTCATGTGATCCCTAGTGTGGGAGGCGGCTAGCATACAAATGCGACGCATTCGCGGCCTTTAACCTCAACCTGTCTGACACTGGCTCAGGGCAAGTGGCATGCCCGGCCATCCATCAATCATTTTCAAATGTAGATTCTGTGTGGTGTCTCCCTGAGGAAGGTTTGGCTGCCCTCATCAACGACCGAACGTTAAGAGCATCCTGGACGCCCAGCATTCAGGACTTCCGATCGGCTTCGCATGGTCAGCAGAAGAGCAATAAACCTGCACTTATGTTGGGTCTCATGAAAGTGAGGAGACACGAAATGAAATAGATCAAGCATAGGGATTAGGCTTAGGAAGCCCAGCTCTGGCGCACGTATGATGCCTGTCAAATGCTTGACGACACACCGCCGCGACCACTCGAAACTCCATTGGGCGACCTCCTCCCCCTCCGAGTAAAAGCCCTCCTTCAAAAGAATGGGATTCACACAGTGGAGGACGTGCGCAAGGCCTACCCCCACACCCTCCTGAAATTTCGAGGCATAGGTATGTCCAAGTTCAGACAGATTGAGGCGGCGTTTTTCCCAGGCAAGAAGTTTGAGCCGGCCAGAGTGCTCTCACCGCTACGTCACGTCAAAGGATCTTCTCTGAATGGCGTACTCTCTCCTGCAATCGTGCGAATTTTGGCGCGCGGTGGGATTACGACTGTTGATCAGCTCAAAGCTGCACAGCCGGCTGACCTACTAAAGATCGAACGGCTGGGCGTTGGGATGCTTCGGGAGATCGAGCGCGTGTTCTTTCCAGGCCAACGCTATGAAGTGTCACGCGGCAGGCGTCCGGCGCCGACACTACCAGAGTTGTGAGCGTGGGATGGACAGCCTGAGGGTGATCGAGAGCGTACATATCGAGCACTTCTAGTAGACTCACTCTTCTGGGCGGCGTACTCTGGGAATGGAGCGCGGGCGAGCTGTCGTGCAATTGATTGCAAAGTGACTTCTGCGGAGTGATGTTGCTGTGCAACGCTTCATAGGGCACTGTTGAGGAGTGTCGTAGTGACCTCCGTATGACAACGTAGTCCTACGTAGACGACTATCGGACTTCTGTCAAATTCTTGTTGACGCTACAGTCAATAGCTCGTATTGTTGAATCAACAGAAGCCGAAATATTTCCAGAAAATTTAGCTCTTGACGAGGCAATAATTTCTCTGTTAACATACAAGGCTTTGCAAAATTTTTAGGCATTCAGATTCACTTTGGAAGGAGGTTTGCAATGTCCAATTTCATCTCCTTTGTCGTAGATCAGAGCAAAAAACCTCAGAAATCCGAAGAAGCAACTAGTGCAGCAAAGAGGGTTGAGGGGCCCGTATTCATTGACCGTGATCGGATGGATCGTGCACTTGCAGGGCCATTCTTTACGTTGCCCGAAGGTCTCACGCCGGCTGAAATCGTTGCGCACTTCCGTAACATGTCTCGCCTGCATAAATGAGCTATACGGTCAAGTACTCAATTCAATTTCTAAAGGACTTCGATCAATTCCCAGAAGATCAAGTTCTGAAGATTGCTAAATTCGCCTCTGTTTTTCAGCAGCACGGACTGGCAGATCAGACAAAGTTTGAAGGAAGGGTCTCCCCTTCATGGATGAACCTCCCCACCAATCATCCAGACTACCAATACACGCTTTCGAGACACCTGTGGCACTACCACATTGGAATTCCGCAGTATTCTGGAATGCAACAATGGAATCGAACTTCTGATTGGGTGCTCCATTTCCAATGGCCGCAGCGTGGATCCACTGTCTGGTTGGTTGACGTATATGCCCACCACACCAGCAGCGGAGCGTTTTATCTTCCCCCGCCAACTGCGCTTGCAGATCAAGAAGAGACAGATCCCAGCTAACCCTCAAGCCACCTCCGGGTGGCTTTTCTTTTGCCTGCGCTGTCTCACTCTGGGCACCCAAGCCGGTCGCAAGCGCTAGCACACCCTGATTGTTGTTTGCCCCGAGGTTGCACTGGCAACGCACGCGAGACTCGCGGACGGCCAGAAGTGGTCTAAGATGGATCCACTGCTTTTATGCCGAAGTCGTGCGCACCCTCCTCCTTCCCTCATAACACTTGCACGCATGCCTGGTGGACCAGGAACGGCCTTCTTATTTCCAACGTTCGCCACCCGTGAGGGTGGCTCTTTTTTTGCCTGTCACAACGCCGGAGGCCCTTATGACTAAACCAGACCCACACATCGAGAGCTTCCGCTTACAGGCTGAACGCATGGACCAGCTCGGCATACCCTGTGACCCTGACGCTGCTATGGCGCTCTTGGCTGTGTTCATGAGTGAGATTGAGGGGACGATCTCGGAAGAAGAGATGTTCTCTCTGACGGAGATCGGTGGCCATCTGTACCGTGAGGGGCTCCGGCGGAAGGTGATTGGCATCCACAAGTAAGCCGGCTCACCGCCCATGGGCGGTTTTGCTTCTTAGAGCCATAAATGACAGGGCCCCGCGTGGTATGGGCGCCCCTGCAACGCGAGTCACCTATCAAGCATGTGAAGGCAGAAGGTCTACCCCTTCGCTCTCGAATTTGTCCACTGCATGATTTAGTGCTTGAAAGAGAGAATCCACCGTGCGCTTGTCGCGCAGCTGCTGGGTGGAGCCGCTCACTTCAAATGCATCTTTCGCGCCGTACAAATACGCCACCTTAAACAGCTTGATTTGCTCTGAGGTGAGTTTGGCTAGCTGTTTCGCAGCCAACACACTCTGTTGATTTGCCATCTCATTACCTCCTTCGCCCGGTGGTCGAATAACTACAAGAACATCACGAGGAATGATTGTCGTTCAGATCGATGTCGAAAGAAGGAGTCGTAGAGCTTGTCTGACACTTAACCACCCGAAACAGCGGGGAGGACGAGCCACCCAGCGACTGACCAAGAAGCGGATCGTCGGCAATGACATCGCTGAAGGAGCAAACTGCTTTTGACAGAATACGCAGCTAGATCTTGGGAAGGCACAGTTCCCTGCTTCACATAGATCTCAAAGGGGCCGACGGTTAGGCGGTCTCCTTCATAGAGGACTCGCCGCTTGGCCCTCAATCCATCCATAAAAATGCCGTTGGCGCTTTGGTGATCCACTACCACCAAAACGCCGGAACGTAATAAGAACGCTCCGTGGTCTCTGCTCACTGTTGGATCGTCAAGGCAGATCTCGCTGCCCGTATTTCGACCAAACGTGGTGTATCCCTGATGAAGCGTGTACGAACGAAGCATCATTGATGCCTCATGAGTCACAACAATTTCTGGGCACATTTCGCTGTCAATGGCAAATAACTAACCAAGAAACCAGATGATCTATGAGATCTCGAGGAGTTTCAATGCTAATGACCTATCCTTATCGATAGCTTAAGCGAAAGAATGAGCACTCTTGGTGGAGCGCATTATCACCGAGCTTTAAGGACCCCCCCAGGCACCTCGACGGCTCTCTTCGCATTAGGCACGCCCCGATTTGTGGAGTGACTTGGAACACCTTCCCATGACCCGTTGCTGATACGACTCCGTAGTCTGTAGCCCCCTCACCCAACCGCCTCAGGGCGGTTTTTTGTTGCCTGGGATTGGGATCCTGCCCGGGAGCTACACCTCTCCCGGAGGCTGCCAGTTCCGCTAAAGCTGTGGCCCGCTCGCCCGTCCCCACCTCGATTTCAAAGCGCCCTATTCCATCATCAACGAGTCCCACCGGCTCTGTTGCACCAGGCGCGACCACATCCCCATAGTCCGCCTTTCTTGCCATGGTTGATGGTGGGCATGGGGGGATTGTAGGATCTTTTCCGCCAATTTCGCGTTACGCTATTGACAGACATTTTGCGTAACGCTAATATTCACTCATCGCAGCAAACAACGCAAGACGACCGAAGGGGTAGCGAACCGGCCCCTGAACCGACTCGATGCAAGAGGAAGGTCTAGCTCCAGTGGAGCGCAGCTAGTTGCAGAACGCGATGGGTGTGAAGCGATCGAGCTAACTCCCCTTCTTTAAAAAACGAGGGCTACAGAGAGATGCGGAATGCCAGGGCTGACTGGCAGTCACGCGGATGACGTACTGACGATGCAGTGAGCTTGGCTGTAAGACAAGGTGGATAAATGGCTGGTAAGCCAAGATCGTCAGATAAAGCTGGTGGACATCCCCATCCCGCGCTATGCGGTGCTACCTATACCAGTGATAGCTCATGCCGGAGATCAGCACCGGCCCGCATCTCTCTGTAGCTCTCCTGGTGTGATTTGGAGAGGCGGCGAGAGGTAACTCTTGGCGACGTGCGCTGGCAGGTGGAAAGCAAGCTTCGGCCTCTGCAACCCATAGCCGCAGGGAAACACAGGCCCTGCCCGCCTCTCCCAATCACATCAGACCATATAGCAGCAATAGCCGAGCAATCGGCGCGCAGTGCAGCGTCTCCAGTCCCCAAAGCGGGTACACGGAGCGGTCGGCAGACCGAGGAAAACTGGAATTTCCAAGAGCAGAAAAGTCCACCGAGCAATCGGCGCTCCCCTCTGGGCGACATCAGAGGGAAAAACAAAGCCCTCCCATCGGAGGGTTTCGTTTTTTCAACAGGAGTGAGCATGAAATTTCAGAAGGGCTTTACCTCGGTTCAAGGCGCCGTAACTCTGGTGCTATCTACCCTGGCCATTGCTGGTGTGGTGGGCTGGATTTGGAACATCGTGAAGATCATCAACACCGGCTTTGATGTGTTCACCGGCTTGCTCATCGCTCGGGTGGTCGGTGTGTTCTTGGCGCCTCTGGGTGCAGTCCTGGGCTATCTCTAACCCCCAAGCGCCCTACTCAGGGCGTTTTCAATTGAAAACAGGAGCAAGAAATGAATATGCAAGCACTGATAGATGGCATGAGCGCCCAGTGGATGAAGGAGCGTGCCGAGACCCAAATGACCCTTGGCGATTTGATCTCTCGTCTGGAGGCACTGCCTCCCGAGACTGTGGTGGGCCTCGGCAACCCCCACAGCTATCGCGGCTACTACTCAGACCTTTCCTTTGAGAAGTGCTCAGCCACTGTCGAAGATTTGCTCAAGGATTGCAAGGAATCGATGGGCAAAGAGTTTGAAGGCTACAAGGGCGGCGAGTTCTACATGCATGCCGGTGTGCCTGTCTGGGTAGCAAGTGAAGGCTGCTGCGGGCAAAAGCTCATTGCCATCAACAACGATGGCTCCCTTGAGCTGGCGGAAGACGACTAGACCATTGCTCAATTTATGCGCACAGGCGCGGAAGGATGAAGATGGAAAACGCAAATGCAAAGATCACGCTCGACTACCGCCAGGCCGCAGAGCTTCTGGAGATGTTCGGTGGCGAGCCAGGCCAAATAACGCTTGTTGTCGGCACGGGTCACGGCGGAGAAGGTGTTTATGCCTACTGGGATGAGCTTCCAGAAGAAGGGGCGATCTATCTCGGCCAGCCAGACGATGAGGCGTTGCCCGCCATCACTTAACCAAGGCAACCTCATAAGCACCCCAAGAGCATCAGATTAGATGATTTGATGCTTTGGGTACTCCTCTAAAGAGGGCCATCAAGAGCAGAGATTGCGAAGTGCAGTGGCGGCGGCCCTGATGGGCTCCGGTTCAGCCGGACAAATTCGCAGCAGTCTCTGCCCTTGATGGTGAATGCGCAGTTGCGATGCGCTAGGGAACGGGGTTGAAGCCCAAAAGCCCGAGTGGATCACTGTAGAGGTGATTACCTATCCGTAGCAGGACGGGAAGCTGAGTCTTAAACAGTCCACGAAGCCGGACAAGCAACCGGCCACCATCCCCTATTCATAGATGTAGCCAACCCTGGCCAATCTATTCACAAACACACTCCAGCACTACCACGCTGGATTTGCCGCCTTCGGGCGGTTTTTTATTGGAGCAACCATGAGTGACTTGTCCAACATGGAACGCTTGGCTGAGGCCCAGCATCGGTATGACGCCCGGGGCGAGCCTGACGGCTACTGGCGCCTCCAGCCCCCACTCAGTGCACAGGAAGAAGTCGAATGCCTGCAGGGCAAGCTCTACGCGTTGATGGCGACCTGCCTTGCCGAGGCCAGCAAGTTCGACCAGGTCATCCCCGGCGGCGGTGACGAGCTGCGCAAGGCCTGCGGCCAGGCCGAGGAGTGAGAGCCATGCTCCAAGAACACATTAACGCCCCCTACCTCCGGGCCCTGGCAGACGGCCAGCAAATCTATGCAAAGCGCCCAGGTGACGAAGACTTTGAGCCGCTCACCTGCACATCAACTACTGCCTTCCATGCACTGCTCCTGCCAACTTCCGGCCAGCTGAGCGCATGGGAATTCAAGATCGAGAGGATTGAAGATGACGAGTGAGAAGCTGAAACCTACGCCCGGGCCCTGGACGGTTCACAGCGAGATGCGTGACTGCGTCACATTTGAAGGCCGGCACGGCACCGAGAATCTGTTTCTCCAAAATCTGGTTGGCTACTTTGCTTGCCAGAACGAAGTTGATGCCACCCTCATCGCCGAAGCCGGAACCGTCCACCACGAGTGCGGCCTGAGCCCTCGGGAGCTGCTGGAAGGATACCGGGAGCTGCGCAAACAGCTCGATGAAATGAGCGATCTGGCCATCAAGGTGGATGGATGGCAATCCTTCCCTCAGGACCCCATCGAGGCCGCCCGCGCCGCTCTCGCCAAACACAAGGAGGTGTGAGATGACAGACCGCGAACTTCTTGAGCTGGCTGCCAAGGCGACGGGTAAGAAAATTACGTGGGTTTCACCATCGTGTTCCGGCGGAGATATTCCATACATCAACGTTGGATCATTCACCCCCATCATCTGGAACCCCCTTTTTAATGCTGATCAAGGACTGAGGCTGGCTGTTTCTTTGGGCATTGAAGTGAGCTACCACCATGATGCTTGCAAAGCTCTAGCCGTTGCACCTGGCTACTCTCGGGGACGCGGAGAGCATTGGGTGGAGGGGGAGCCAGTGCGAGCAACTCTACGAGCCATTGTCTTCGCCGCCGCTTACATCAAGCAAGCAAAGGAGCCCCCATGTTCATCTACAAGCTAGGCTCTGTGGTGAGCCTCCCCTTCCCGTCCCGCCAAGCCGCAACAGATGCGGCTTTTTCTTTGTTCTCTGGGCCCGTTGGCGGGCTTGTGGTGAGGCCAGCATGACCACCACCCCCATGCTGACCATGCCAACCCGAGCACTGTGCCCCGAGCGAGGCCAGAAGAAGAGCCGCTACGTTCCGGCCGTTGCAACCGACATCCGCAAGACCTTTACTAAGTACCGGCGCCTACAAGCGCTGCAGGAGAAGAAATGACTTTCCCATACACCGGCTGGGTGCTGATGCCCAGCTTTAAGCCAGTCGAGCTGACTTTTGTGGAACGCAGCCGTTTATACCGAACTTGGCATAAGGCTGAGAACGGAAAAATCTATCCAATCGTGAAAATCCACTCCTCCAAGCATGCAGCCATCGACGACGGTCATGCTGAGTTGATCAAGCAGCAGATCGCGGTGGAAAAAAGGCAGGCCAACATCAACAAGCGCCGAGCAACGCTGGAAAAGGCGGCAGGAGAGTCCAATCCTTGAGAACCCTCTTCCACGCATTCCTCTGGAGCGCCATAACGGCGCTTTCTTTTTTTGCGGCCGCTGTTCGTGCGGGCGCGATTGTTTAAGGACGCACTATGCAAACGAGCACCCGCAAGAAGCAATTGCCTGGCCGCATGGAAGCTCTGGCCTTGGTTCTACGCCAAGGGATCGCCAACAGCTCGCAGGAGCTCAAGCACCTGGCTGGGTTGTATTTTCACTTTGACCCACTGGTGCGGAAGATCGAGCAAGAAACCGTATCCATGGATAGCGGCGCATCAAGGCTCTCTGCCAAGGAGCGTGCGGCGCTGCCTTTCTAAAGAACAGGATTCATCATGGACAACATGAAGCTATGGAATTCGGTGTGCGTGACCGACCCCCAGGCCGTCAAGCCGATCACTGGCAAGCAATACAAGGGTAACAGCCCAAAACCGTACTGGATCATCCAGCGGGCAACAGAGACTTTCGGGCCTTGCGGGCTTGGATGGGGTGTGCAGATCATGTCCGAGCGGTTCGAGCGGTTTGGCGAGACCGAGGCCCTGCACATTGCGCAAGTCAAGGTCTGGTACATCCAGAACGACAAGCGCTGTGAGATTGAGCAGATGGGGCAGACTCGCGCTGCCTATGTGTCGTCTGCCGGCAAGCACATCGTAGACGAAGACGCCCCCAAGAAGTCTGTCACTGACGGCATGGTCAAGTGCCTGTCCATGCTGGGATTCGCGGGCGACATTTTCAGCGGTCAGTGGGACGACTCCAAATACGTCGCATGGGCTGCCGAAGAAACGCTGCGCCGTGAACAACCCCGGCTGACAGATGAGCAGGCAAAGGAAATCAAGCAGCTCCTGCAGGAAACGGAAAGCAATACTGCTGAATTCCTGAAATGGATCAGCAAGGGCGCCGGCTGCAAGGTGGGTAGCGTGGAAGAAATGCCCGCCAGTGCATACACGCCGGCCAAAAAAGCGCTGGAAGCCAAGAAGCCAAAGGAGGCAGCATGACTGCACAGACCTTGTATCAGCTCAAGGGAGCATGGCTGGAGATGGCCAACAAGCTCTCAGACCTTGACCTGGACGCGCAGACGGTCGCTGACACCATTGAGGGCAGCGACGAGCAAATGGCGCTGGAAGAAAAGGTGCAGGGCTACGAGATGGTTGCCCGCAATTTGGAAGCTCATGTGCCCGCTATCCAGATGGAAATCAAGCGCCTGCAGGCCATGGAAAAGCGCGTGACATCGCGTGCGGACATGCTGCGCGACCGAGTTAAGACCTCAATGAAAGAGCTTGGCATTCAGAAAATCACCTGCCCGCTGTTCGAGATGCGCATCCAGCAGAACCCCGCCAAGCTTGACATTTTCGAGGAAGCGCTTGTACCGGATGAGTTCTGGCACACACCGCCCAAGCAGATCGACAAGACCAAGCTCAAGGAAGCAATTAAGGCCGGCGCCGATGTTCAGGGCGCACGCTTGACCAAGGGCGATAGCCTCCGTATCAGTTAACCAATCCCCGACGAGCGGGAAGAAAGAAGCAATGAACGTAATCACAATCGCAGGCCGAATAGGCAAAGATGCAGAAATCCGCCACACCAGCGGCGGCAAGTCTGTTGCATCGTTCAGCGTGGCAGACGACCAAGGCCGCGACAATGGCACCATCTGGTGGAGCTGCCAACTGTGGGGTGAACGCGGCGAGAAACTCGCGCAGTACCTCACCAAAGGCAATAGCGTCACAGTGACGGGAAATGTGACTGAGCGCGAGTACGAGGGCAAGAGGTACTACGACATTCGTGTCAATGATGTTGCCTTGCAAGGCAGTAAGCAATCTGGCGGCGAAGGTCAAGGCAGCCAGCGCGCGGCACCGGCTCCGCGCCAGGCTCCCGCGCCTCATCAGGGCACAGGTGGATTCGATGACATGTCAGATGACGTGCCATTCATCGACCCCATGCGCCGCAGCCTCCGTCTGTATCCAGTGATCTAACCCAGGACCGCCCAAGAGGCGGTTTTTCTTATGGCTCAAAACAGATTGGTAATCACCCCTGAGATGGAGCAAAGATTGCGAGAGCTTCGCGCAAGCGGGGTTTCGGTGCGCGTTGCTGCGGCGGAGCTGCGGATCGCCAAGAGCACCGCAGCAAAGCGGATGGCGAAAATACCCAAGGGGAAGGCCCACAAGCCCCCTAAGGTGCCGAAGGCCTCAAAGGCTCTGAAACAGCCTGGACCTCACCAGCAACTGCAGGTCAAGCTTAAGCAGGCCGGCGTCAAGCTCCCAGAATCTGCCGAGATCATCACCCCGGCGACGGTTAAGGTCCAGCGCCACATCTGCATCCCACCCGACTATGCGCCCATCTGCGCTGCTTCGGTGCAGGGCCAGTACACGGGAGCGGGCCTCACCTACCGGGGACAAGCCAAGCGCTAACCACCGCCCCCAGTGGGCCCCTATTCACAGCCCGCCCTGAGCAATCGAGGCGGGCTCTTCTATTCCTAAGCCATGGACTCCATCGAATTTGGCTCAGTCTGCAGCGGCATCGAGGCGGCAAGTGTTGCATGGCACCCATTGGGATGGCGCGCAGCTTGGCTGGCTGAGATTGAACCCTTCCCAGCGGCCGCGCTGGCTCATCACTATCCCACCATCCCCAACCTGGGCGACATGACCACCATTGCCCGCCGCGTCCTTATCGGCGAAGTCTCAGCGCCTGATGTCCTGGCCGGCGGCACACCTTGCCAAGCATTCAGCGTGGCGGGCTTGCGCAACTCATTGGCAGACGCCCGAGGCAATCTCACCCTCAAATTTGTGGAGCTTGCAAATGCAATTGACCTTTCTCGATCCCGTGCTGGAAAGCCCGCCTGTGTCATCAAGTGGGAAAACGTCCCCGGCGTCCTCAACACCAAGGACAACGCATTCGGGTGCTTTCTGGCTGGCCTTGCCGGAGAAGATGACCCACTGCAGCCGCCAGGGGGCAAATGGTCGAACGCTGGTTGTGTCTATGGACCCACGCGCTCAGTCGCATGGCGGACCCTGGACGCCCAATACTTCGGAGTGGCCCAACGACGCCGCCGTGTGTTTGTTGTCTCAAGTGCTCGACCAGGGTTTGATCCCGCCCAGGTTCTTTTTGAGTGGGACAGCGTGCGCCGGGATTCTGCGCCGAGCAGAGAAACGGGGCAAGAAGCTGCCGGAACGCTTACGGGAAGCACTGGAGGCAGTGACGAAAATGACGCCTGCAGTGGATACCTGCAGTCTGTCGAGTGCTTCGGAGGAAACCGCACATCTGGCCCGTTAGATGTGAGCACGGCGCTCAACGCCTCTGGCACCGCCTCTGGCAGGCAAGATTTTGAGTCCGAAACCTTTGTGGTTCACGGCTCACAAGACCCGGACACGCTGCACGAAATGGCGCATACCCTGGGTAGAAACCAGGGACAAGAGAACGCGGTGTGCGTGCCCCATGTGGACATCATGCCCACCCTCCGAAGCGGGGGCGGGAGCAAGGCCAGCCATGGCGCAATGTCTGGGGATAGCAAGGATGAGTATCTGGTGCCGGTGGCGTTCGACACCACGCAGATCACGAGCCAGGCCAATCGAAGCAACCCATTGCCGGGCGACCCCTGCCACCCGCTGGCAGCTGGTGCGCACGCCCCGGCCATCGCCTACACCACCAAGCTACACAACACGGGCAGCAACAACGCGGGAAAGATTATCGAGGAGCGCACCCCTTGCCTTGATGCATGCAGCTCTGAACCAGCACTGCGGACAGCCAGCCAGGTTCGTCGCCTTACCCCCGTCGAGTGCGAACGCCTCCAAGGCTTTCCCGATGGCTACACCGCGATCCCATGGCGAGGCAAGCCAGCCGACCAATGCCCAGATGGCCCTCGCTACAAAGCGCTGGGCAATAGCTGGGCCGTACCCGTGGCGCGCTGGATAGGCCGCCGCATCAACACCCAAATCCTGAAATTGGAGGCCCAACATGGCTGAAAACAACTCTTCCGCTCCCCTCAAGACTGCCGAGGAGGCTGCACATCAGCTCCTCATAGCACTACGCACCATCGCAGAGTATCCCGCCACCGACTCGCTGATGAATATGGATGCCGCAAATATGCGCAGGATAGCGGCCCAGGCAGTGGCAGCACAGGCAGCGCCCGCAGCAGTGGCTGTGACAGATGCTCAGATAGATGCGATCTTGGATGAACCAGGGGGCATGATCTTCTACGTTTCCGATCAGCGCCAAAAGCAGCATCTGTTTGCGCGCCGAGTCCTAGCGCTCGCCACCCCAGCCCTTCCAGTTACCGAGGATTCCTCGGCAGGTGACCTGGCAGAGGAAAAGATTGCAGATGAGATGAGCCGAGAAGAACGCATGATCGTTCTGCAGCGGGATTCTGACGGAACGCCCACCGTGTGGTGTGACCCGGAAATTGCAGACATTGTCTGCGCCCTGAATTCTGGCGGCGTCAAGACTGTCGCTAGTTGTAGTGGGCATGGAGTAAAGCCAGGCGGCGTTGCGCTTGCAGATGGCCGCCAACTTCTTTTGCTCGAGTCCCTTGAGGCATTCAACAGCGCAATGAGCGCGATTACCCAGGCAGTGGTCCAGGCCGAGCCGGTGGCGAAACTCTCAGTCCACATGAGCGAATTCGACGCAGGAGAGATACGCAAAGCCGCAAGCATCAGCATGATTTGGAAGTCTGTGAATGAGCTTCCACTCGGCGACTATCAGCTCTACACAGCACCCCAGGCCCAGCCCGCTGATGCGCTGGATGCGGCTTTCGAGGCAGTGCGCAAGCGCTTCTGCAAGCTGCCGCGATATTCGTTTCATCTCGACAGCCGGGGCAACATCCGTCGAGTTACCGAGCCGTCTGGAAACTGGATCGAGTTTGCATCGGCACATGAGCTGTTTGATCCTGTAGCGGTCGACGCCGCCATGGCTGCAGCCCAGGAAGGCGGCAAAGCATGAGCGGCCAATTTTTCAACCCTCCCAGCCGGCAGGCGGATCCAGTTGGCCATGCCAAATTCTGGTTCGGGCCCGCGCTCTGGCAGGTCTTGATTCAGCAGGCAGCAGAGGTGCGGCTTCACCTTCATTCGGGCCTCGTCCCTGGCATGAGTTCGCGGGAGGCGCTGATCCAGCTTCGGCGCCTTGAAAACCGCAACCTGCTTGTGCGAACAGCTGAAAGGCAGGGTGGGCGCATCATTTTCATCCTGCGCGACAAGGTTTTGCGCGACCACCTGATGAATGAAGCCGCCCAGCGCGGCCAACAGAGGGAGGGCCAGTGATGCGAGCCCTGGCCCTAGCCCTAACCCTGCTGCTTACCGGCTGCGCAAGCACATGGCAGCCCTTTTCAGATGATGCCATTGGCCAGGCCAAGCTTGCAGCCTATGAAGCATGCATGGCTCATCACCTGCTCCAAACCCAGAAGGCTGAGGACCGCTGCTTGCAGGTTGCAAAGCGGGCAGCCAAGGCCAAGAAGGAGGATTGAGATGGCCCTGAACAAAGCAAAGCGCGCCGCTCTCCGGGAAAAGTTCGGCGGCCGGTGCGCATACTGCGGGCAGCCGCTGGGCGAACGCTGGCACGCCGATCACATTGAACCGATTGTGCGTAACGACTGGCTGAAGGTCCCCAGGGGGCCCGACTACCCCCACCGCGACACACTGGAGAACATGAACCCAGCATGCCCGCCATGCAACATCGACAAGCATTCCATGAGCCTGGAAAGTTGGCGCGACATCATCCAGCGGAGCAACGATGTTCTGCAGCGCGATGTGAGCACATTCCGCCGCGCCGTGCGCTACGGCCTCGTGCAGCTCACCAGCTCGCCGGTGACCTTTTATTTTGAACGGCTGGCCGAGCCCGCCCCCAAGGAAGCACCATGACCGACTGGTTTGAAAATCTGGTCTGGGGCCTCCTAGTGCTGGCTATCGTTGTATGCATACCCCTGGCCCTGGTGGCTGGACACAACGAGAAGCAGGAGTGGGAGGCCTTCAAGGCGTCCCACAACTGCAAAGTAACTCCGCGCATCGACGGTTCCGTCATGCCAACCTTCGCCATGGACACAAGCGGCAAAGCCGTCTATGGCATGACCACGACGCCAAGCAAAACAGGCTGGACCTGCGATGACGGCGTCACCTATTACAAGTGAGCGCACCATGAACGACAAGAAAGACGCAGCTGTCGCAACACTGGAGAACCTCGGCTACACGCATGAGGGCGGCAGTCTCTGGAAGCCGCCACTGGGAAAAGCTCCCGACTTCAACATGCTAGATAGTTTGCGCGCCCGCGCCGCCTCTCTAGAGGATCAACTTATCGCCCAAGCAAATCGCGCAGTGATAGCCGAGCAGCAAGTCACCGCCCTCACCCAGCGCCTGGACATGGCCAACCGGCTGAACACCGATGCGCGCAACCAGCTGGCCCAGCTATCAGCGCGGCAAGCTGCGCCGGATGCGCTGGAAATGCTTGCGCCTGACTTTTATGTGCGCCCATCTATTGCGGCTTTTGAGCTGCCGTGGGGTGTCTGCATGCATGAAGACAGCGGCAGTCAGGGTGCATACCTTGCAGAGACCGTGCGCACCATGCTCACAGCCGCACCTGAGCCGTACCCGCGGAGCCAGCACGATCTAGAGCGTTTGGTCGGCAACTGGTTCTCAGAGGGATGGGCGAAGAAAGCAGCATTCGGCATGCTTGATGACTACGAGCTCACACGGAATAGGAGCCACCAATGACAACCCCTGACCCAAGCCGTGAGGCGTTTGAAGCATGGGCACGCAGCCTCCCAGACAAGCCCAATATTACGAGAGAAGGTGACGGCTATCGGTACGCCTACGCTGACTTCCTTTGGGATGCATGGCAAGCAGCCATGGCCCACAAGTGCGCGGAGCTGGAACAAGCGCACGACGCTCGGCGCCAAGCCCAGGCGGAACTGGCCGACATGCAAGAGAAGCGCAACCGCATCGGACTGGACATCGACCAGGCTCTGCGAGGCGAAGTCAACGAGCAGTCGCCAATCGCTGGACGGCTCAAGTTGATTGCAGACAGCGCGGCACAAAGCGTGGCACAGCTACGCCAAGATGCCATTGCGCTCAATCTGATGCGCCATGTTGGCCTGGACAAGCATGTCGCCCGGGAGTGCGAGCAGATCGTTCGCCAGCTTTTGCAGCCCGCAGCCCCAAAGCAGGAAGGAAGCACATGAAGAAGAACGTGCTCTCGCTTTCCATTCAAGCGATGCTTGGCGGCTATGACGGGCGTCAGTCAGTCGAATGCATTGACTGTGGCCCCGCCGGCCATGTTTTGGTGGTTCCATATTTTGAGCACCAATCGTCGCCTATCTTGCGCTTCATCAATCAAGCCCATTACCGCATCGACACATCCCACAAACGTGGCGATAGATAGCAAAGGAATCTCGACATGAAGATGACTGAAAACGAAATGCTGGTACTGGCAGCAAAAGCCGCTGGCATCAATCTGGAAGACCGCCAGCCTGTGTTGGCGCGGGATGGCCAGAGCCACCTACCCCCCGTGCTTGGCCGCTGGGAGCCATTAAAAAGCGATGGTGATGCCATGCGCCTGGCGGCAAAGCTCAAGATCGACTTGGAGTGGCAGCACGATGATGACGCTGTCGAAGCTTACATCCGCAACGATGAAGGCCGGTTCTACTGCCCGATCTATCCTGCATCCGAGTACAAGCGCGCAATTCTGGATGTCGCGGCTAACCTGGGGAAGTCCATGCCATGACCACTAAACGCTCCCGCAAATGGGGTGACAAACGAGCACCCTTCCGCGAACAAGACGAACCCGAGCCCCGCCAATGAGCGGGTTTCTTTTTTGGAGAACTGATATGAGTGAAATCGAAGCACTCCAGAAGGAGGTCGCTCGCCTGACCGATGCCGTGATCCTGATGGCCCAGAACAAGGGCGACCGGCTCAGCACTGTGCAAGTCACAGAGCGCGTGGGCCGATGCCGCCAAACAGTGATGGCCATGGTCCGCCGCGGCGACTTCCCCGAACCCTGCAACGACGGCCGCTGGCTGCTCGCCGAAGTGCTCGAGTGGGAATCGAAGAAAAAGGCCTAGCCAAGGCGCTGCGCTATTTCCCCTGCCTTGGGGTTGTAATAGACCAGCGCCTGGTCCATCCTGGACCATCCAAACATCTTGCACAGGTCCATGACTGCCTGCTGTGCTGGCATGCTGCCGCTGCGCATGCGTCCAGCGATCATCGTTGCCGCCGTATGCCGGCTGTCATGGAACGTGAACCCCGAAAGTCCTGCGCGGACCCGATACTTGCGGAACATCGCATCCAGAGATTGCGCGGTAATCCCGAACACTTTCTCCTCATCCCAGCCGCGCAGCCGGTTGATGAGCATCTTTGCCCGTGAACTCAGTGGAACTTCACGGCGCTTCCCATTTTTGGTGATGTGCAGGATGACATGATCCTCTCGCACATCTTCCCACTTCAAATTACACAGCTCCCCCGCCCTCATCCCCGTGCATAGAGCCATAGCAAATGCCATAGCTACCGCCTGTCGAACACTCCGAACAGGACCACTGGAGTAGTCCAATGCTCGCAGCATCTTGACAATCTGGACCCTCGATATGACGACCTCCCGGTGATCAGGCTCAGCTGGCCGGCGAACATCACTCATCGGGTTGGCCGAGATCCAGCGCCACTCCCGCCTGGCTGTCGTCATGATTGATGAGAGCAGGTTCATGTCCCGTAACACGGACCCGCGCGCCCGAATTTTGAGCCTGGCATCTCGCCAGGCCGTCAGATGATCCGGCGTCAGGTCCGACATCTTCACCTTCCAGGGGAATGCCTCATGCTGCAGAATGGCGTTGATGCGGATGACTTCCTTGTCGCCGCCGCGCTTCGTGGGTGAAACCTCATCCCTGTAACGCAGCATTGCCTGCTTGAGCGTTTTGATGGTGCCCGTTTTGCCTTGCTGGCGAGCAGCGCTTTCAACTCGAGTGCGGGCCAGCCAGTCGTCGGCATCTCGCTTTGTGGGGAACGTGCCGCCGACGCGCTCTCCGTTGATCTGCACCTGCACCCGCCAAGTGCCCTCAGCAGTCTTTTTTGGCTTAGCCATCTACACATTCCCCGTGAATTCGCCTGTGAACTCTCCGTGCAATCGGCATCACGGACTATCACTTTTGGCAGTTAAAGCGGGTTAAATGGTATCCGTGAATCTGCCAAAGTTCACGATTTTCACTGTAGAGAGTTAAATTCTGTTGGAATTCAAAGTAGCAATGGTGCCTCGAGCCGGGATCGAACCGGCACGCCACTTTCGCGGCACGGGATTTTAAGTCCCGGGTGTCTACCAATTTCACCATCGAGGCACGCAGCCTGCCATTCTAGCCGCTCCCGCTGCGCTGTGGGACGAAGACAGCCCGGGAACTCCGTGTGGACACGGTAGCCAAAGCATCTGCAGATGCGCGCAGTGCCCATGACAGCGAATGCGCCAGGGGAAAACGAAGACAGGCTTCGTGCCGGTCTGTGCAGCGGCAGCAACATGCGCCAGCGTGCAGAACGCAGACGCCGAAAAGCAAAAAAGAGCCCAAAGGCTCTTTTCGCAATGTGTTGGAGCGGGAAAACGGGTTCGAACCGTCGACCTATACCTTGGCAAGGTATCGCTCTACCAACTGAGCTATTCCCGCAAATTTTGTTCGTTTCACCACGAACCCAAAACGTACTGACAAGCATGTTCTGGAGGCGCGAACCAGAGTCGAACTGGTCTAACCGGATTTGCAATCCGGGGCATAACCGCTTTGCTATCGCGCCATGGATTGTTGCCATGCTGAAACCATCAACACAGCCAATTTGGAGCGGGAAAACGGGTTCGAACCGTCGACCTATACCTTGGCAAGGTATCGCTCTACCAACTGAGCTATTCCCGCATATCCGCTTTACCGGAAGTCCGCTATTATATACCGGGCTCCGCGATGGTATGCATTGTAACGCATATTTTTTGGTCTTTTTGGCAAACCGGCCCGTTTTTGATGACGGGCCGGTTTTCCGGTCAGGACCGCAGCCCG